TGAGAAAACTAAACGCTATATGGCTTCTCCTAACCCACAAAGCTTACTTCCTTGCAGTATGTAAGACAGGTAAAAACGGAGACGATATGACCACGATAGGACACTACACCTATGCAATGGCAGAAACTTTAATCAATAAGCACATAGCAGACGTAGACACTTACTTAGATCAAGAGGACGCAATAGACGAAGCAAACGATATAATTAACGGCATACTATGATACAAAATGTACCAATCAACACAGTAAAAGCAAACCCTAACAACCCTAGAATAATTAAAGACGATAAGTTTGCAAAGCTTGTAAAGTCAATTACCGACTTCCCACAAATGCTAAACCTTAGACCTATTGTAGTTAATGACGATATGGTTGTGCTTGGTGGAAATATGCGACTTAAGGCTTGTAAGGAAGCAGGACTTAAAGAGATACCTGTCATTAAAGCAAGTGAATTAACCGAAGAACAACAAAAGGAGTTTATAGTTAAAGACAACGTCGGGTTTGGTGATTGGAATTGGGAAGACCTTGCTAATGATTGGGACGCTGAAGATTTAGAAAATTGGGGTTTAGACATTCCAGGAGTGAGCGATAGTGAGCAAATAGAGGGCGAGGTTAAAATAAGCAATGAGTTAGATCAACAAAGCAATTACATAGTACTAAAATTTAGTACAGATATTGATTGGTTACAAGTGCAAAGCATTTTCCAATTAGAAAGCACATATAGTTTAAGGCAGAATGGTAAAACTTGGAGTAAAGGCGTAGGAAGGGTTATTGATGGAGTTGATGCAATTTTAAAAATTAAAGAAAGCGGAAATGAAGGTTAAATTTTATGCTCCGTCTTACAAAAGACCACAAAAGAGCATCACACAAACAAACTACCCATTCGTAAAATTAATAGTAAGAGAAAGCGAAGCAGAGGAATATATTAAAAATGGTAACGATATACATATTGTTCCAGATAGCGCACAGGGTAACTTATGCAGAATTAGAAATTATATTTTAGATAACCTATTCGATGCTGATTGCGTTATTTTATTAGATGATGATTGCAAAGGCATTTACAGATGGGAGCAACAAAGTAAGGTTAAGTTTAACCCTGAGGAATTAATGGAGTTTTGCGAGTCAATGGCTATATTATGTAAGGATTGGGGGTTTAAGTTTTGGGGGTTAAATTGCATACCGGACAAGGGAGCATATAGAGAACATACTCCATTTGGTACTTTACAATACATTGGCGGTCCTTTCCAGGCACATTTGCAAAATAATATAAGGTACGATGAGACATTGCCTTTAAAAGAAGATTACGACATAACCCTTCAGCACATCAAAGCTAATAGAGGTTGTTTAAGAGTTAACTATGCCTTTTATGATGTAAAACAAGCTGAACAATCTGGTGGGTGTGCAACATATAGAAACCTTCAAAAAGAAAAAGAACAATTTGAATTGTTGCAAAAAAAATGGGGTTCTAACATAATAAGTCAGGATAAAAAAAGCAAGAGAAGTTATGACTTTAACCCTATATTAAAAATACCTTTAAAGGGGGTATAAACAGAATAATAACAGAATGAGCAAAGAACACTTAATACCTTTCAAACCAGGTCAATCTGGTAACCCAAACGGAAGACCAAGAAAATATGTAAGCCTATTAAAAGAACAAGGATATAAGGTATCGGAAATAAACGATACCATACAGGCTATGATGTCAATGGACTTAGAGGAACTTAAGTCAGTATGGGATAACCCAAGGGCAACTATATTAGAAAAAACTATTGCATCTGCTATGCGTAAAAGCTTAGAGAAGGGTAGCCTTTATAGTTTAGAAACTTTGCTTACCCGTGTATTTGGTAAACCAAAGGAGACAGTAGACACTACAAATAAAACTGAGCTAACAGGTAAAATACAAGTAGAAGTAATTACAAGCGGAGTGCCTTTAGCAAATAGAGAAACAGATGTTTAAAACAACAGACGTATTTTTAAGTAACCGAAATGCGAATACCGATATAGTAATTAATCAAGGCGGTACAAGTAGCGGTAAAACTTACTCAATACTTCAAAACTTATTTTTACACGCAATAGAAAACGATAGGTGCATTATCACTGTTGCAGGTCAGGATATACCCAATTTAAAAGTTGGACCGATTAGAGATGCCCATAACATAGTAGAAAACACAGAAGGTCTTAACAATTACATTTTAGAATATAACAAATCGGATAGGGTATTTACTTTTGTCAATGGATCTATTATAGAGTTTAAAAGCTATGATGACTCACAAGATGCCAAACAGGGTAAAAGAGATTACTTATTTTTAAACGAAGCGAATGGCGTAGACAAGATTATTTGGGACGAGTTATATATAAGAACCAAAAAAAAGAGTTATATTGACTATAACCCAAACAATGAGTTTTGGGTACATACTGATTTAATAGGTAAACCTAATGTTACTTTGATAATCAGCGACCATAGGCATAATACATTCCTTGACCAAAAGATACACGATAAAATCGAGGCAATAGAAGATCCAGAACTTTACAAGGTTTATGCAAGAGGTCTTACTGGTAAATTAGAAGGGGTTATATTTAGAGATTACAATATCGTTCCAGGTGTGCCACCTGATGCTAAACTAATAGGCTATGGCTTGGACTTTGGCTTTAGTAATGACCCGACGGCTTTGGTCGCCCTTTACTCTCAATCTGGAGAACTTATTATAGACGAACTTATTTACGATAGGGGTTTGCTTAATATCCGTATTAGCGATTTAATGCGTGAATTAGGCGTTAATGGGCGTATTGTGGCAGATAGTGCCGAACCTAAGTCAATCGCTGAATTAAGTGCGTATGGGTGGCAAATAGAGGGTGCTAAAAAAGGACCAGATAGTATAAGGCAATCAATTAATACTCTAAAGAGGTATAAAATCAATGTAACGCAAAGATCAAGCAATCTTAAAAAAGAACTTAACGGGTATAAATGGAAACAAAATAAAGACGGCAAACTTGACAATGAGCCTGTGGACTTCCTTAATCACGCAATAGATGCCCTGCGTTATGCCTCACTTAATATCCTGGATAACCCAATGTCTGGAAAATATGCGTTCCTATAACTTATTGATTTTCAATAAAAAGTAAAAAAGTTACATTTTTTTTAAAAAAAGTTTACCCATTTTGATTGTGGAATGTGAATGCTTTGTATATTTGATATATCAATTAATCAAAACACAAACACAATGAATTATCTAACTACTACACAAAGAGTAAAAATTATCAGAAACGAATTAAAAAACGTTTTACCTGCTTACAAATTCTCAGTTACTAAAAGACATTACAATGGTGTTAACATTGTTGTTTTATCTGGACCTGCTAAATTAACAGAAACATACGAAAGTGTTAATCATTATTATATTGACGAAAGTACTGACCCTGTTAAAAAGAATGTAATTAAAATAATAGATAAAATTGCGAGTGAAGGAGTATCTTATAGAGAAACAGGAGATTATGGTACTCAACCAGATTTCTATGTAAATATCAAAATAGGAGAATACGATAGACACTATAAGCAAATCTAAAATAAAATAGGGGTGCGGCTATTCAACGCACAATTTAAAATCAAATACTATGGTGCATTTATTAAATTCAAGCAAAAAAAATATAATTGCTTTAACTGAAAAAATAGAATATCAAAAGAGAATGTTAGAATTAACCCCAAATGATGTATATTTAAAAAACATTATAGCAATAAACGAAAGGACATTAGAGTTCCTAAAAAGTCAAAAGAAAAAATAATTTAACTAAACTAAACACAATGAAAAAAGAAACCGCACAACTTTTAGCCGTATTTTTAGTAGCTTGTTACCTTATTGGGCAACTTCAAGACATCTACTCAAAATGATCTACACTATCTGCCTTCTGCTAATTGCAACAGGTTTTGTAATGGCAGCTTTATTTGACTACACAATTAAACACAATGACCCAAAGCACAAAAGATTACATAGACAAATATTACGCAAGTGAGCCGATTAGCATAATGATGACTAACATTGATGCTACCTATTTGGAGATACTTACTTACTGCCAAGAGAAAGGTTACGAGCCTTCTAAACGCAAAATGCGTAAGCCTGAAGATGCAGCTAAAATTGGCTTCTTTGATGTAGATAACTACAAACCCGAAACAATATAAAATGGAACTACAACAAATCTTCGAAACAACAAAAGAACAACGATTAGAGTTTACGCATCAATTAATTGAACGCTTAAACGCAGGGGAACTTGACCCGTTAAAAACACATCTCCAGGTTAAAGCCTTAGAGGATATGCTCGAAACCCTAAAGGCAAACAAGGACTACAAAGATGCCGTATTACAAGCAGCCGTATTAAATGGCAAGGACTTTGAGTATATGAGTGCAAAGTTTAACATTCGTGAGGTCGGGGTTAAGTATGACTTTAGCAAATGCGAAAGTCCTGCATACGAGGAGATATTGAACGAGTACAATAGCGCAGCTAAAGCCAAAAAGGATATGGAAGATTTCCTTAAAAAAGTTCCGCATCAAGGACTTGATATTATTAACGGAGTTACGGGAGAGGTTACAAGAGTTTACCCACCTGCCAAGAGTAGCACAACAAGTGTAGCCGTATCATTAAAGTAATAAAAATATTGTACTTCTTTGCAATTTGCTTACCTTTGGCAGCATTAGCTTACATAGGTGGGCATATTGCTTATGAGCTAATGTTAAAACTAAGAAAATGACTTGGAACGAATTAACAGTTTGGCAGTACCAACAGATTTACCCAATAGTTACTAAACCTGAGAAGGATTGGACTACCTTAGACGTTGAAAGTAAGTTAGTAGGTATTTTACATAACCTTACCGACACGCAAGTAGATAGCTTAAGCGTAGGGGAATTTAACAAATTAAAAGTAACCTTAAACTTTTTAGACGATAAGATAGAAGGTAAGCCGGTTAAATACACCGAAGTAAATGGCAAACGTTACAAATTTATCTATGATGTGCAGCAGATTAAAGCAGCCAGATACATCGAGACAAAAGTATTTAGCACTGATTTAGTTGGTAACCTACATAAGTTAGCAGCCTCAATGGTTATGCCACAACGCAAAACTTGGTGGGGTAAATGGGTCGATGACAAGTACGATGCTGCCAAGCATAGCGAATATGCAGAGGACTTACAAGCAGCTAAATTTATGCACG